AGCTCCTCACGGAGCTTGAGGGTCCCCAGTACAGGAGTACTGTCAACCTTTTGTAGAGTCTAATGACTCGTCTTCTAAGATTCGCTTGATCTTAGGAGCTCGGGTAGCTAATCTCTTGCAAGACTAGACGTACGAATGAGCTGGAAGTGTGCAGAAACCATAAGGTTCTCTCGCTTAAAGGTGGTACCTGGAGTCTGGCGTACCGGTTTACCGGAACAGCGCAGATTTAGATAACCAAAATTAATATACTTAAATAAATTATGAAAAGAAATTTAAAAACTTTAAATCTCCCTTCTTATTTATTATATAAGCAATTAATTCTTGGTGGATCTAAGTTGATCACCCTAACGAAACCTGATCGTGTCATTGATGGGTCCGGTGTAATACCCGGACCTTCTCAAGAAACACAAGATCAAAAATCGTTAGCTATCTTTAAATTACATTTTTGGCGTATAGCCGAAATGATAATTCATAGAGATAGAAAGGTTACCAATAAGCTAAGAGTTTACCATAGATTTGTTCTATACCTTTTATTTTTAAATAAAAAGCATGGAACTCTCTATGTGGTAAAGTACCTTAAAGCTTCTCTACTTGCCATTCAGAAAGTAATAGCTGGAACTCCGGTTCGTTCTCTCTCCGAGATTGAACCTGAGTTACCTCTACCTCGGTTATCAAAGGGCGGTTTACCCGCATGAATTGGTACTCGTGATAGGAGAGCCATAATGTCTGGTTCTCCTTCAGTGGTACAATTCTACCTTAGTATGTATTCTTTACATAGAGTAATCAACGCGCCTGTACAGGCGAAGTTGAATACTATAACTGATGGTTTTACAGGTAATCTTTCATTTCTAGAGGGGTCGTTGGGATTCTTTAAAACTTGTTTTAAAGATCTTAATAAAAGCCCTTTTAAAATGAAACCTGCTAAGCTATTATTTTTACAAACTTCTTCTCCTTCTAATTCTTTCGCCTCTTGACAGGGCTATGGACGTGATGCCATGGTCCTTAGACATGATAAGGCCCTTTGATTTGCTGTCATTAAATGATTAAAAGAGACCGGTAATAACGATCTCTTAGCCATTTTATTGACTTCAATCAAAAAGGGTATACCATCTCAAAGAGAAACGAGAGGTATGTTTGGAATGCCTGATTTAGTTTGACGGGACAAAACAGGGAAAAGGTATACTAAAAAGCAAGTACCCTTTTCATCTGTTATCAAGGGCCTTGGCTCAAGATTCAATATCTTAGGATCTTGAGAAAAAGGCTACTTGTTGTACCAAACTCTTAAACCCAATTCATTTTCTAAAAAACCTATTAGATCTTTTAAATTATGATTGGATAAGAGTTCTCTTTCTAATCTTCCGGTTGTACTAGAAGATTATGAGAGCGAACTACTTCAGCTTCCTAATAATACACTTGCTCCTCTTGGGAGGTTGAGTTTTAAAGAAGAAGCGGCGGGTAAGCTCCGAATTTTTGCTATGGTTGATGGATGGACTCAGTCTATCTTCAAACCTTTGCATGATTCTTTATTTGAGTTGTTGAAGAAAATACCTAATGATGCCACTTTTGATCAAGATGCAGCCTTTAAACGGGCTATGTCTAAATCAAAACAAAGTGGTCATTGTTACGGATATGATCTTTCCTCAGCTACTGATAGATTACCTATAATGCTTCAGAGTGCTATACTTGAAGGATTAATTGGTCGTTTATTAGCAGCTTTATGGCAACTGATTTTAACTAATAGAGATTACTATATACCTAAGAATTCTTATGGTATTACAGTAAAATCTGTTAGATATGCAGTTGGACAACCCATGGGAGCCTTATCTTCTTGAGCAATGCTTGCACTTTGTCATCATGCTATCATGCAGTATGCTTCCAAATTAATTGGAAATACTGGATGAAATACTGATTATGAAGTTTTAGGAGATGATATTGTTATATTCTCTCCGCCACTTGCTAAAAAGTATGTTGAGCTGATGGGCCTATTTGGGGTGTCCCTAAATATGGCTAAAAGTGTAGTATCGCATAAAAAAGAACCCACTGTTGAGTTTGCAAAGCGTACGTCTTTAAATGGAAAAGATGTAAGTCCCATTTCCCTAAAAATGTTCCTGAATCAGGATTCATTCTCAGGTAGAATTGCTATTTTTGATTGATTTAGAAGAAGAACTGATAAACATTTTATCTTATCTTCTTTAAAAACAATCTTTAAAGCAGTTCGGTGGGATGATAGACCTCTAAAAAATAACTTTGTTATTTTAGCTGTCTTTTCGACTCTAATCCAGAACAAGACAATACCTTTTGAATGGCTGGTACGCCATTGAACTCAGGTTAAGAGCATCATTACTGTTAAGAAACGGAAAATTTCCTTTTCTGTTTCATTAGGTTGATATTTTGGAATACTGAAGTCAGTATTCTTTAATAAAAACCTTGCAGCAATGGGCCCTAAAGCTTTGTTCTCTAGCGCTGAATCTCGTAGTTGATTCAAGATTTTCCTTTTAGTCCGGATTTTCAAAAGGGCATCTTATGCCTTTAAGATTAATCCTGATTATCAGGCAAATTTAATCTTACTACGGGCTAAGCTTCTAACCTGACGTGATCTGGGATCATTCCTTATATTAAGGTCTAGATTCTTTTCTCAGTCATATATTAGTCGCTTAATCCGTTCAGATTTAGAAAACTTAAAATCTCTCTTTTATTCTAATAGTTTGTTTACATTAAATGTAGATGAATTATTAGTAATATTAGAAAAGGTTGAAAGCTTTGTTAGTCTGTCTGAGATTTTGGATAAGCCCAAAGTGCCCAAACAGAAGATTGAGAGTCTTCATATTTTGGCGCTATTTGATAAATTATTAAATAGCGGTTTTAAAATGAAGAGTATCAATGTAAAGCGTTTTGAAATCTTAAATCTCTTCAATCCGCCTTATCGTAAGGCAGATTTAAATGATAAAGATTTCTTAACACCTCATTTCCGTTTTATTGAAGAATTTCTTCCTTCAGGTCCAGATGATAAACAATCTGAATTCCTTCAAGAATTAATCCTCCGTAAAATAGACATGAAGCATTGAGATCTCGCTTCCGTTGCTTTACAAAAACTCGTCTTACGTACATCAGATGATCCTTGATCATATGATTGAGTAAGTGAGCTTGGGTAACTAAGCTTGGTCAGTAGACCCCTGGGAATGGTTGGTTATATATAGACTGTTTGGAAGATCAACATCTAGAAGATGCAATGATCGCTTGTGTCTGAAATGGCAGTGGGCCCTTGAGTAGGAGACTCAAGAGGAAACTTAGTTTCAAACAGCGAACTATTCAATAACAAAAGAAGTGGTTATAGGGCTTAGTGTTCAGGGTCAATACCAATTAATCTTCCTAGAGATAGGAGTATCAATTGATAAGAGCTGAAATGCCTTCTTTCTTAACTTATCGTTGAGAATTGGGAAGACAGGATA